AGTTTGTATTTCAAGAAACATTTATTGAAGAAGTGGAGGAGTGGTTTGAGGAAGAGACAATTGTGGAAGAAGAACTTGCGTATGCAGAGGAGCCGGAGGAAGAACTTATTGAAGAGATTGTTGAAGAAGAAGATGAGGTTATAGAAGAAGAGATAGAAGAAGAACTTGTTGCTGAAGAAAAAGGTTCTAGTTTAACAAAAGAAAAATCGTTAGCTGTTGTTGCTTCTACAATTAAAACAGCAAGAGAAAGTGTTTATACGACAACCGGTGGTAATACATCAACCAACTCTACTTCAAATTTATCTGCATCTAGTTCAATGTCATCTAGTTCGACAGGAAGTCTTAGTAATTCACCTAGTATCTCTGACCAATTTTCATCTTCAGCTGCACAGACAAATCAATTGTTAGACATGAGCACTACAGTCACAACTACAACAACTTCAACGACTTCGATTGATTCTAGTATAAGCTCTAGTACGAGCACAACTTTTAGTTCTAATACGAATACAAATAACAATCTTCAAAATCAAATTGATGTTTCTGTTTCTAGTGGTGGCGATGCTGATGTTGAGCAGTTAGTAGAAAATATTATTGCACAAAATTTACGGGCCGCACAAGAAGATGTCAAAGCTAAACAAGAAGAGACAGGACAGTATGGTTCGGAAAATACAATTATTGCTTACATGGGTTTTGTTCCTAACTTTGATAACTATAGATTAGTTACGTTAATGGACCAGGAAACATGGTACGAGCCTACATCTATTTATACAGATAGTATATTGTCTGATAATGTAGAAGGATTTTATCAAATGGCAGGACAAAGCTTAGACACTTTGACTAGCATGAGAGAACTACAACCAAACTTATAGGAGGAAATTATGGATTGGTTACAAAATAAAACAACACAATTTATTGCATTGATGGGTATCATAGGAACTCTCGCAGGTTTTGGATATACCGGTGCAACTTATGTCAATAGAATAGAAAACCTAGAAGCTAAAGCTCAACAAGCTAAAGAGACTGATGATGGTCTAGGTGAGATTGAGAAAAGAATCGAAGCACTAGAAACTTCAGTATCTTACATAAATAAAACTATTGATGAAACTGTTTTACTAAAACTTAATAACATAGACACAATTAAGTCTGATATATCAGGTATGAAAGCTGATATTGAAAGTGTTAAGACGGATATTAAAATATTTAAAGAAGAAAATAAAAACCCATTAGCAGGGTAATTACTTTAAAACATTTAATTCTCTTTGAAAAAAATTATGTAACGTAGATAACTTGTATTCTCCGTTTCTAAGAATAGATTTAATTACATCCCTTTCATCTGGTGGAAATATTTCATCCACCATATCAATAGGTAATGTGCTAAACTCGGTTACAATTTTATTATCTCGTGTTAACAAAACTTTGAAGCTTACTAAGTTAGCTTCTTTTTTATTAATCATTATTACTCCCCAATCGTGAAAAAGTTATTTTATCTTGTCTACCTCTTAATCCAGCCTTCATATAAGAAGTTGCCCGACCCTCAAAAAAGTTCTGATGTTCTACCCCCATTACTTCGTCTAGCCATCCTAAAGGATTCTCACGTTGGTCAAAATTGGTCTTGAGTCCAAGCTGAAGCAATCTTCTATCAGCTATGTATCTGTTGTAAGCATACATGTCTTTCTTGGTAAGCCCTTCTAAATCTCCCATATCAAATACTAAGTCTAGAAACTTGTCTTCTAGTTCTACCATTTGCCTACAAATTTCATAAAGTTCTTTCTTAAAATCATCGGTCCAAATATCTAAGTTCTCTTGGATAAACTCTCTAAATAATTTAGTCATAGCTTCTACGTGCATAGATTCATCACGAATCGAATAGGTTACTATCTGTCCCATGCCTTTCATGCGGCCAAAGCGTGGAAAGTTTAACAAAATTGCGAAGCTGCTAAACAACTGTAGTCCTTCTGTAAAAGCTGAATAAACTGCTAAAGTCTTTGCAATACTTTTTTTATCTTTCTTTGTAGTTTTAATGTTATGGATATATTCATGTTTATCTGACATTTCTTCATACTCAGCAAAAGCTTTGTATTCTATTTCAGGCATACCAACTGTATCTAGTAATAGACTGTATGCATGTTGATGAATAGATTCCATATTAGCAAAAGAACCCATCATCATTCTAGCTTCAGGTTTTTTAAAGATACGCATATATCTATCAACATATCCTGCACCCACATCTACATCAGATTGAGTAAACAATCTAAAGATTTGTGTAAGTAAATTCTTTTCTTTTGGGTCTAACTCTTGCCAATCTTTAACATCGGTGTGTAATGGTACTGACTCCGGCATCCAATGCATTTGGTTTTGTAAGACATAATAGTCAAACATCCAAGGGTTATCGAATGGTTTGTAGTAATCTCTAGTGCTTAATAAACTCATTAAAGTTTTCCTCCAAGTTTTTTAATTTATCGTTTGCATGAACAAATCTATTTAATAGTTTATCCATTGTTTTAATTATATCTGGATGGTCAGCAATAGCCACACTAGATTTAAAATATAAATCTAAATTTGCTTTTGCTTCTTCTCGTTCTGCCAAATATTTTAGTTTTAATACTTCATAATAATTATTCATAATATATCCTATCTAAATGGTTTAATATCTTGTATCCATGTAACTAAAGACCATCGTTCTCCTTTAGTAATTGGGGTTATTTTGTGTAGTACGTAACTTGGAAACATTACTAAGTCTCCAACTTCCATATGTATTGGCCTATCTGCTCCTTGTTTTAAGACAAGCTCACCACCATCACAGTTATCAGATAACAAAATAGAAACAGATATCTTTCTATTAGAGTATATACCATCACCTATATCTGTGTGCCAATCATAGTGGTGTCCTTTTTTATAATGTAATAATTGTAAATTATCAAATATTCCTGCTATGTCAAAATTAAAGTAATCTTTATTACAATCTTTAACAGCATCAAAAATCATTTGATATAACGATACATAGTTTTCATCCATAGGTATTGGATAAACATCTACTTCTCTAACTGCCTTAACTTTTGTAGATTCTTTAGCGTTATCGTGCACCTTACCTTCCCACTTCTCTACATCTTTAGCTATTGATTTTATTTGAATACACTCTGATTGAGTTAAAAAGTGTTGAAGATTTTTAAATGTATTTGGTTTTTTATTTATTGGTTGTGGTAAAAACATATTATCCCTCACAAGCAATACATTCAACATCATCTAATTTAATTCGTTGAACTTTTGTATTTACATTTTCAATACTACGGGCCGCATTAGACCTAAAGTAGTATAAAGATTTAAGTTTGTTCATACCATACCAATGTACATCATTTACATACTGCATGTATTCATCATGTACTTCTTGAGGTTCAGTAGCTTTTGGTAGTGTAAAAAATAAATTAACAGACTGTGCTTGACATATAAACTCTTGACGTTTTGATGCGTGTTCAATAACCCACATTTGGTCTATCTCAGTTGCAGTTTTAAATATTTCTTTTTCTTCATCTGTAAGAATATCAAGATGTTGAACTGAACCATCTTTACCTGCTATGTCTTTCCAAAGAGCTGTTAATTCGTTTTTCTTTAAACCTTTTTTTTCTAGTACCTCTTCTAAGTATTTGTTTTTGACTTGAAAGGAACCGGAAAGAGTTTTGTGCGTATAAACGTTAGCCCTGTATGGCTCAATCGAAGGAGATGCCCCACCACATATGATACTAGAAGAAGCGTTAGGAGCAACAGCGAGTAAATGAGCATTACGGCAGCCACTACCACCGATATCAGGTGACTCGCCACGTTCATCAGCAAGTCGTTTAGTTGCTCTAGTCGCATGTTTTTTAATGTGTTGAAATGCCTTATAATTGAAGCCCGTAGCGAAGATACCTTCAAAAGGAATGTTGCGTGATTGGAGATACGAATGGAATCCCATCGCACCAAGACCCAACGACCTTTCTCGATAAGCCGAGTAGGCAGATTTAGTAAAGCCCTCTTTGCCTGGCTTAATATGTTTTTGAAATCTTTTAAAGTTTGCATTATACTCTCCTAAGTTATTTGTATCGACAGCGTTATCAATATAATGTTGAAGAACGTTGTCAAGCATGGTTATTAAATCATCAATGAACATTGGGTTTTCAGACCAATCATCAAAGTATTCTAAGTTTACAGAAGATAAACAACAGACTGCTGTTCGTTCTTCATTAGTCGGTAAAGTAATCTCGGAACAAAGGTTGCTCTGTTTGATTTCTAAACCTAAATCTTTTTGTTCTTTAGGTAAAGCTTCATTACATGTATCTATGTTTATCATGTAAGGCTCACCTGTTTCAGCTCTTGCGTTTATTATTTGCCACCATAAATCTCTAGCATTAACAATCTTAGTAGGCTCATTAGTCTTAGGGTCAATCAATCTAAAGTCTGCATCTTCTTCAACAGCTTTTAAAAACTCATTGGTAATATTAATACCGTTATGAAGATTAAGATTTTTACGATTTATATCTCCACCAGACTCTTTACGCATATTAATAAACTCTTCAATCTCCGGATGCGAAATGTCCATGTAGGCCGCATAAGAACCCCGTCTTGTTGTGCCTTGATTAAAGGCTAACATTTGTGAGTCTACGACATGCATGAAAGGTATTGAACCAGTAGACTTACTACCGTGAGTAGTAGAAATACCATTGCTTCTAATATCTCCCCAATATCCACCAATACCTCCACCCGAACTCGCCAACCATATATTCTCGTCATAATGAGAAGATAACCCGTCACGACTGTCAGGTACATAATTGAGGAAACAGCTAATAGGAAGGCCACGACTTGTTCCCCCGTTGCTAAGTATAGGAGTGCTAAACATGAACCAACAATTGGAACTGTAGTGATAAAGTCTTTGAGCCAATTCAAAATCTGTATGACCTTTGTACGTAGCTGCGAAAACTGAGGCTCTTGCGAAGGCTTCTTGTGCATGTGTTTCATTCTCCCATAAATATCTATCTTTAATTGTATCTAAACTAAACTTGTCTAATAGTCTCTCATTACTGTAATTAATTTTTATACCAAGGTATTCCTTGATACCCACTTTATCTTCAATCACCATTATTCTCCTGCCTATGTATATCTAACATTATAACAGCATAATGTAATATTTTTAATAAATCTTTTTTATTATAACCATCTTTATTTCCATAACGTTTTGCATACTTTATTATATTGCCAATACAAAATCCTGGGCCATGTCCAGCATCAATAATAACATCAGTTGCTTGATACTTATCAGATGCATAGTGCTCTCCATAAGTACTGTCAATATATGCTTTTAATTCAGCAATGTGTTCTGGTTCGTTAAATTTATAATTCATTAGTGCACCACTCTATTTAATTTTTTAGCAACAAAATCACGAACTAATTCTGAAAACATTTGTAATGTTTCATTGTCAAAATTATCTAGTGTTTCCCCTTCTTCTTTTAATATTTCTCCCATAGCAATAATTACTTTTTCTAAATCATATTTCATTTGTTAAGTCCTCCACAGTTATATCATTTAAGTTTTTAGTTTTAATTAATTTTTTAATTTTTTTAGTAATCCATTTAAATGAAAATGAAGAAAGCATAAACCTACCATTTGCATAAACATGAGTTTCTTTTGGAACTAAATCATAAGCTTGTTGCATTGTAATGTTTTTAGCTTCTTCTTCAGATACTAAAGTCTTAACCCAATCTACTAATAAAAATAAAGCTTTAGTTCTAATTTCTTTTGCTTTTCTTCCATTCATAATATCTCCTGAACATTTGGAACTTTTTCTATGTGAGTAAAATAAACTGGCCCTTTTGCATAATCAAATACTCTAAGTCCTTTACCGTTATTGGAATCTTTATGACACTCGTATTTATGAGGACACCAATTACATTCTTTTGCTAGTTTCATGTTTCCACCTTTACCTTCTGGTACAGGTTCATAACAAAAATTAGGGGGAGTTTTTCTTTTGAGTATTCGTTTGACAGTTTTTATTTTATTTTTAATATTAGGTTTATCTAATTCTTGAGGTTTAAAAAATGTTAACTCGCCTGACTCTTTATTTAAAACAAGAAAGCCGCCTTGAGATGTTTGTTCTGCTTCTTCATACCCTGCAAGTTGAGCTAAGTATCCAAAGTTATCTGACTCTGCAAGAGTTCCCTCTTTAAACTTTTTAAAAGCAAAACCAGAAGCAGTCTTTACATCTACGACTTCACCATCTATCTTGCAATCCATGTGCCCTTTAATGCCACTAACTGTTACCTCTTTTTGTTGTGAGTCTAACTTATGTCCGGATAGTTTAACAAAGAATAAAACTAAAACTTCTAATAAATGTCCGTATAAAAATTTAATTAAAGTGCTAGGTTCTATTTGATTTGATGGGTCTTTTTTTAAATTTATATCATACCAAAGCTGCCTTTGTGGTCTTCCAATGTTAGACATTCTAAGTGTATTTACATCAATTTTATCAGCTCCACGAGGAGTAGCCCATTGTTTTAATGCATCAGCCATATCTTCACCAAAAACTTTTAAGTCTTTAGGTTCTAATTTTATATCTTGGCCTTTAGTTAAAGCTGATATTGTAGAATAAATATCTTCTACAACAGTATCAACAGTCTTCTTTTTTACCATCTTCAAACTCCTTAAATGCTTTAATCACATCAGATGAAAAAAGTTTTTGTAAATTAACTAAATACATTTGACTAGCGTTGTGGTCTCCACCTGAAACAGTTCTAAATGTATCTAAACTATCAACAATAGTTCTCAACACTTCGGTTTTAAATACTAAAGTACAATATTCATTATCACCAATACAAAGATTGTGAAACCAATAATCTGATTCAGTTGCTTTTATTCCAGAAGGTTTACCATAACTTTGATATTCAATTGCTATGTTTCCTGTTTTCATCCAAAGCCCCCTTTCAGATTTAACTTCAACCTTTTTATTAGTTAGCATTTCTGCTATTTTATCCTCTCTTATTGTACCATACTCGAGGTCTATATCAAATTTCTTACGGTCTTCTTTAGTGGGTTTCACTCCAATTACCTCCTACTTTATACTCGCCATCCATAGGACAACGAAGTTTTAAATGTTTACCTGCTTCAATAATACTAGTGACTGCTTTTTCACCTACAAAATTAGATTGAGTTTCTTTAACTTGAATCTGCCATTCATCATGAATATTAGCAACAAATTTATAATCAATGGTGTTTAATTGTAATGCTTTGTCAAGAAGAACTAAAGCTTGTTTCATTAGAATAGCTCCTCCTCCTTGCAGTAAAGTGTTTAGGGCCGCATGTTTATGTCTCAAAAATATTTTACGACCATCTAATCCTTTGAGGAATCCTTTCCCTGTTGCTCTATCAATGCGTTTTTTAAGAGCACTAAATGATGGGTTACCACTAAGAAAGCGTTCTCGCAATCTCTTACCGTCCTCTCTGCTTCCTTCAACGACTTTGCCAATCTTTTCATCTCCGGCTCCGTATATGAGGGCATAGATGAAAGTTTTTGCCTGGTCTCTTGATTCAAGTCCTGCAAGTTTTTGGTTAGTTGTATGAATGTCGCCATTAATGATTTCATTTATATAATCCTCGTCAGCCATGTAGTGTGCTAACATTCTTAATTCTAATTGACTTGCATCTACACCTACAAGTTTGTACCCGTTTGGAACTATCCAACAAGCTCTGCATTCTTTACCATATGAACTATAAACAGCAGGGACTTGGGCCATGTTAGGTTTTTGATGTGTCATTCTGCCTGTAATAGCTCCGATAGTAATAACATCTGCATGAACTCGACCATCATATTTACCTGCAATAGCAACTGCATCAATCCAAGACTCAACTTGTGCTGCTCTCTTTTGTAATAATAAATACTCGGCAATTAACTTTGCTTCTGGAATATGATTAATTAATTTTAATGTGCCTTCATCTACAATTGGTTGTCCTGTTGGTGTAAACCTTGTAGGTTTCCATCCAAAATCTTTTAGATACTCTCCTATTTGTTGTCGTGAACCAAGATTAAATTCCTTCAGCTCTTTTCTCATAAAAGGAGTTATATCATTCGTAGCAACTCGTTCTTCATATTCAACTTGATTAAGTCCGGATTTAGAAAGCGTTCCATCTTTTTTAAGTTTCGGAATAACTTGTTTAACATCAATCCACTTTGGTTTAAATGTTTCATGAACCTCTTTCTCAACTTCTTTCTTTCGTTGATTTAAAGAACTTAGTAAAAAGGTTGCTTCTTTTTCATCAAATAAAAAACCATTGATATGTTGTTGAGCAAGGATTTTACTAACAGCATGTTCAAGCTCAACACATTGTTTAGAAAATCCTAAACTTTCTTTCTTCAAAGCTTCTAAAACTTTTTTGTTAAGCTTCACATCTTGAATACAATACTCTAACATCTCTTCACTAAACTCTGTAAAGTCAGGAGCGTTAGCTTTAGGACAATTTAGTTTCCAACCCCACTTTTCTAAACTGTGGCCGCTCTCACGGGTGGGGTGGAAAAGTCTTGACAGGGTCAAGGTATCAAGAACTTCTGTATAGTTATACAGGTCCACCCCTTTTAGTTTTTTGATAGCAGGAACATCAAATGATATGACATTGTGACCAATAATTTTATCTGCGTTGCATAAAAATTCTATGCCTTCATCAATCTGATGTGGTCTAAACGAATAAACTTTATCGTCTTCGTCAATTGCTACTATACAAAAAATCTTTGTAGCTGCTGGTTTAATTACTTCAACTGATTTTTTTAATTCTTCATCCCAAACTTTTTTCTTAAAATCAAACAACAGTCCATTAGTTTCTATATCAAAAACTAAATTCATCTTACTCATAGGATTAACTCCTCTTCTTTGACTTCAAATTCTGAAATGTCATGTTCTGAAAGGCGACCAGTGTCCGTATCGTATACTAAAGATGTTGCCATTCCTACATCTCCGGTATATCTTGATTTAAGTATGCGAAGTTTTGTAGTCCTGGATTCTAAATCATCATCTGATTGTTGATTTCTTTCTAAAGCTATAACACAATCAGACAACTGTCCAATACTATTAGAGCCACGCAAATGTGATAAGCTTACCTCCACTCCATTTTCGTGACCTTTGTTGCCATCTACTCTTCTTAAATGAGATACTAAGATAAGACCTGCACCTGTTTCTTCTACTAAACTTCTAAGTCTTGTCATAATATTATCTATAGCTCTGCGTTCATCTCCCTCTGCTAGAGCACTTACTAACATATGTAGATGGTCTACTATTACCCACCTACAATCACACCCTACAATTAAGTATCTAAGCTTGGCAAAGATAGACTCAATATCATTCGTGCCAAAGTGAGCATGAATAAATACTTTATCATCAGAAAAGATTTTATTAAACATATCTATAATAGTTTCTTTAGCAAACTTATCTCTTTCCTGGTCTATGTATAATCTAGCATTAGCTTCAATTGAAAGTATACCATCAACAGTTCTTTTCCAATCTTCTTCTAAAGCTATGATGCCTACATTATCATTAGTATTTTTTACAAGCCAATGCTCTAACTCTCTCGTTATACTAGACTTACCAAGTCCGGTGCCCCCTGTTAGTGTAACTAATTCTCCTTGCCTTAAACCATAAAGTTTATTGTTTAGCCCATCCCACGGATAAGGTATGCTTTCTTTTCTTTCTCTGTTTAAAAATTCAGATTGTTTTTCTGATACTCTTATGATACCACTTGGAGTATAAAGTTTTGCATCCCACCACGCACTAGTAAATTCTTTAAATTTACCTTTGTGTAGCATATCGTTTGCATCTTTGTATCCATTAGGTAAAGTAACTATCTTTGCCTTTCCAGGTTTAAGAATAGTAGCAACTTTCTTTGCTGCTTCTTGGCCATGCTTATCTTTATCAAAACATATCACAACATTATCAAAACTTTCTACATATTCTAAATTTTCTTTGATATCTTTAACAGCCGAAGCTGCACCTCTAACGATGGATACGACTGCCCACTTACTACCAAGTAGTTCATAAGCAGCCATAGCATCGCATTCCCCTTCCGTTATGGTCAGATACTTTCCTCCTCCCTTAAATAATTGTTGACCAAAAAGACCAACTCCATTCGGAGTTATATCAAATGAAAACTTCTTATCCCTGACATATCTAATTTTATTAGAAGTCAGTTCGTTGTTTATATATAGTGGATATATATGTTGAGCTAATGTTCCGTTGGTATCATAGACAACTTTAACTCCATACTTTTCAGCAGTCTCCTTTGAGATGTTTCTATCTGTTAGTTTTGCAAACACACCTCCATGTGCGTTTACTTCTTTAATTGTTTCCTGCATTTTAGCATTCTCCTGATTAAGATTAAAAGAAGAGTCTAGATTAGGAAAAAATTTTTGACAACTGAAACATTTACCAGAACCATTCTCGTTTATTGAAAGAGCATCGCTGCTTCCACAAGCAGGACAAGGTTGATGATACTTAATAAATTTTAAATTGTTTTCCATATTTGACCCAAAAAAAAGCTAGGCACAGAACTTAATCTGCGGCCTAGCGTAGTTTAAATTAAGAAGCTTTTGATTTAGAAGGTTTTTTACCACCTTCCCAAGCTTCATTGACATCCGGAGTTGAAGGGTCGTCAGCAATGTAATGACCCTTTTCATTCCTTGCTCTCTTCGGTTCAACCAAAGCTTCATCCCTTGGTCTAATGACATCAGCTAATTTATTTTCATAAGTATTAACTAATATCTGAAAGCCTTCTGCGTTTAACCTATGATGATTAATCTTAGCAATTAAAACACTAACTTCAAGTTTTGTTTTATCATCACTAATATTATCTATTTCATAGACTTTATCTTGAATTGTAATTTCCATTAAAATTCCTCGCCACCAGAGATAGCTTCAAATTCATCGCCATCCCCTGCTTTATAAGATACTAAGTCAATAACTTGCATAGCCTGGAAATCTAATCCTTTAAAAGTTCCAAATTTATTAGTGGCTTCCCACTCATTGTATTGAACTTTTACCTTAGAACCATTGCCAACATTTTCATCCAATGGAACTTTATTTGCATCCATTAATAAAGGGGCTTTACGAACCATCCCGTTAGGGCCATTCACTTTCCTCTTAATGTTAATAGCACGGCCAACGACCTCGTCATTAACTGTTAGCTCTTTTACACGATAGCCACGACTTTCAAAGTCATTAGCCACCTCGTCACTTACAACTAAGTCTACTGTATAAACAGGTTCAAACTTAGTGTTTGGTGTTGTTACACTAGCCCAATAGGCTATTCCTTCTTGTATTGCCATATATAATTACTCCTTTGTTTGGCATTATTGCATTAAATATTATACACTCGCTGACCAGAATAGTCAACCCCTTTCGTTGAATATATCAACAAAACTTACTACATCATTAACCGGTAAGGTAACAGTAAAAGTATCTTTTAGTTTATCAAAATGAACATCATAACCTACCTTGTGAGTATACATATCTTGATAATGTTCATTCACATAGTTATCAAAAATTCTATACTCGTCCCGAGTTAAAATTCTAACATCTTCTTGAGCATTCATATAAATATACATATCTTCATTCTCCTTAAATGTTTATTGTAAAAGGTAAAGAACATCCTCGAACAGTTACTTCTCCTGGAAATTTAAAATCTGAAATATATCTGTTTACAGCTCTCTTTAAACTATTAGGAACTGGGCCATCGTAATTAATATTTGTGGCTTGTCCTGCAATGACATCATACAAGGCAGTAAAAGATAAACTTCTATTAATAACAATCCTGGAGATATAAGAATCAAAACTTTTACGAGCAGTAGGTTTTGGACATTCAACAACAGCTGCTTCTTCAACAACTGTCTCTCCTAAAACATGAGCACCTGTTAAAACTCCTAACCCTGCATTGACACCTTCAAATTCTGTTTCTTTAACTTCTGGTTCAATAAATTTTTCTACAACTACAGTTGCTACCGGCGGCCTATTTAAGCGTTCATCTAAATCATTTAAAATACGATATATTTCAGAGTTAGTTTCTTCGATTGCGTTTAATCTATCTGTTAAATTTATCAAAGAGTTACGATAGTTCTCAGATGTAGTTTTTATTATTTTAGTATTAGCTTTAACACTCTCGAACTCTTCGCTTAAAGACAAAAAAGATTTATGTAATCTAGAAAGCCCTGCTTTGTTTTCAGATATATTATCTGCTGTTATATTAACTGCATTAAACATAGCTACAGATATAGCTAAAAATACAGCACCAATTATGATATTAAATTTCATTTACCTTCCTCAATTTTAAATGCTTCGTTAAGATGATATAGTAAGTCTGCTATAGCATGTACCTCCTGGATATCTATACCACCATATTCAAACAAACTAGTCGTACCTTGTTTAGATTTACGATAGTTTTTTATAATCCATTCCAAATGTCTTTCTGGAATTTTAACTGTTATTCTTTTTTCTTTTGGTTGGTCTTTCATTTACCTTGCCCTCGATATTTTTTATAGTTGCTTTTTGTATTTTTATTCATGGTAGAGAAAGCAACATTACCTCTACCTTGACTTGTCTTTTTACCTCGAACACCTGTTGCAGGAACATGTTCAGTCTTTCGCCATATCTTGGCCATATTTAAACTCCTGGTTTTTTTTGCGTTTATCTTTATGTTCAATTACAACTCTATCACTTTCATAGGTTGTTTGAAAATAGTTTTCATCTTTAGTTTTATGAAGATATAAACTTTTAACTCGTTTATCTTTTTCTTCTTCAGTTAAACTATCTCTGCGTTTTTGCACATCTTTTAAAAATTCTGTCATAGTTTTTTACCCTCTACTTTTACTGACCAATTGTTCTGACTGTGTAATGTTTCAAACTTTACACCCAAAGTTTTACGAATCCTATCTTCCTGCAAACTAATTTGATTTAATATCTCTTGCTGCTCTCGTTGAGTAGCTTGTTTAAAATTATCATCAGTATGCTCTTCCGGATTGTCATATAACTTTGTCATGTGTTTATAAGCCAGATGTTTTGCATAAGTTTTAGCTGTTACTTTTTTATCATTAAGAATAATCATATAAATATTATACACTAACTTTTCTGTATAAAGAAATATCAGACATATTATCAAAAAAAAACTTTCTAAAATTATTGTTTGTATCTATATATCCACAAACCAAAACATCTCCATCGTTGTTATATTTTAACTCAACAATGTTTTCTAAAGTTCTCCTTTCGTATTCTCCTTTCTCTCCTGGTTCTCCTATAACTTTGTAATAATTAAAAAATAAACCATAGTTATTAAAGAATGCATGAGCTACTAACCTTTCATTTTCAACTGTATCTATATTTTCAAAATTTATAATTGGAATATTCATTAGTCCACCCCCACAATATTTTTAACATAGATGCTTCCAATCTCGTCAAACAAACCAACTTCTGCACCTTTCACATCAACAAGTAAAGTCTTTTTAAATCCTTTGCCTTGTTTAATACTTTCCATAGCTGTTGCCCTCGTTATAATACCTAAATGATTGGTATATATTTTCGTTCCTTTTTTAATTGTTTCTAATTTATATATCATATTGACCTCGCTTTAATTAGATTATTATCAATTACAAAACCAGAAGTATCCTTCTTAGCTTCACCCTTTTCAATGAGGCCAACGACAACTTGAGTTTCATCTAAGAACCTCATGTCATGCTTATCCCCATCGATAACTTTAAATCCTTTAAACACTTCTGGTAGAGCTTCCCTAAATACTACTGCTATATTGTTGGAGACAGTTTCAATTAAAGCAGCATATTTTTTATTGGCCTCTGAATAAGACCAAGTTAAATGGTAGTTAGGTATATGCTCTACCTTTCGTGTTGGAATTTTTGTATAGTCATAAAATTGTATCTGTGGAAACATAACAAAGATATTATCATGCCCCTCTACTTTGATATGTTCCCATTGAATATCTGATGTGCCATTTAATCGAAGAGCAGGTTTCTTATCTTTCCTTGCACATTCTCGTAAAAATGTATGGACATCTTGAACAAGTTGTTTCATAAATTCGTCTTGGTCATTTAAAAATAACAAAGACTTTCTAATCCTGGATTCTTGAACATTAGAAAATTTACCATGTCCTGAAGTATTTAAACAAGCTTCATAACAATTAGCTTTAATTGAGAAAGGACATAAGGTTCTTTTACCATCTGCTAAATTGTGTGGTGCAAGATACATTATCCGACTAAACCATTCATCAGATAACTTGTTGCTCTTTTCAATTTTGGTGCTACCTTGTGATAGTAAATTATACTTTGGCATTGTCTCTCATCTCCTTTAAATTAGTTAATAATTTTTCATCGTGTTCTTTTCTTGCAAACTCATAATCTTGAGTAGACATGGCTTGACTACAATGGTTAGATAAAAATTCTATAACTAAGTAAATGATAGAATTTTCTCCATACCTTTCAAGCACATAATGACAGCAGTCGTCCTCTAAATCTGGGCGGCCTTTCATAACCCAAAGTTCATGAACCGAGTCCCGTATAAGTTCGTAAATTTCATCGTTGTAAATATTGCTCAATTTATTACCTCCACATTTCTTTGTATAAACTTGCAGCTAATTCTAATTCGCCATGTCGATATGCGAATACACTATCAGCTAAAACTTCTAATATAATTTCACGATTTAAAATAGCTGTTAATATTGAATGACTATCAATACTATCAAACTTTTCTAACCACTCATTTAAATGTTCCTGGTTAAACATAATTAACTTACCTCACTTATTAAATTAAAATCATCATCTAAATTACCCCATTGCTCTGCCATTGCAACTGCAATACCCTCAAAGGTTTTACTTCTAACATGACTGCGTTGTTCTTTAGGAAGCTTCCAAGTTTCATAGTGCCACTTAGACATTCTCTTACCATTCTTCATTTCAACCATCTCTGGTTCAACAACTTCTGTGTGTTTTAACTTAGGAAGATTTTTCAACCAAAGGCAAGTAGTTTTCATGGTGGCATGTCCAAACTGATAAGGCTGTATAATCTGTTCAGGTTTTCTAATCTTGCTAGAGATTACACTAACCGGATTTTCAATACAAATTCGTTTAATAGGTGCATCCATAAGTTTTTGAACAAACTCTAAAGCTTCTTCTTGTAATGACCAAGGCTTTCGCCCTTCAGTAAACCATCTTGCCCCACTTACAGCTAAGTGAGTGCAAGGGGGATGAGCAATCATTAAATCCCAATCCTGGTTTAAAACTTCTAACACATCTTGGCGAAAGTGATAATGATGGGCATTATCTAAATTACTTTCGCAAGGCAAGATATCACAACTATAAGCATCATGACCTCGTTTAATAAACTCGTCACGAACTGCACCACTATATTCACAAGCAACTAATACTTTCATTTTGTCTCCTATTTAATTTATATTCTATTTGTTATTGTATTTGATGTCAATTTCTTCGCCATGAACATTTTCATAATAACTAACAGTAGTATTAAAATTAGCCAAGGTATCTTTAACATCTTGCAAATCTTTTAACCTATCATGCTCTGCTTCAACTTTAGAACTGTAATCAGGTTTTTCATCAATGTAAAGAGCAATGCGTTCTGCATCTTCTAATGGCATAGAATCATACCAACCTTTACCTCTTGGCCTACCTCTAAATTTATAACGAGCAGTTAGTCTGCACTTCTCCATAATAAATTGATAGACTTCATAACCATTGGTTAAAGGTTTATCTAATTGTCCCGTTGGAATATCCAAAGGATTTCTAGGTGCAGTTTTAAACTCTTTTGTGTTTGTTCTGCGTTCAATTTTATATTTCATTATTACTCCTGGTTTTTAATTAATTAGAAAATTCGTTTACTAAATCTTCAATAAGTTGATAAACATCAAAGTCTCCACTAATTGTTTGAAGTCTTAGCTTGGTGGATATTGCACTTCTCTTATCCCAATCTAAATTCCAAACAGCATCGCAAGTTATATCAGAATCAGAATGATAACCGGTATTTAATTTAATACCTTGATTAGTAGAATAGTCATTTACAAATCCATTAGCTTTTTGAAAGCTATCAACTAAAGATTCAAGATTTTCCTTTTCAGCTTTAATATCTCTATTAATGGATTTATATTCTTCTTGTAGCAATTTAATGTTTTCGATTAAACGATTAGCATTTTTAAATACTAATTTAAAATCTTTTCTAGATTTAAGTAATTCTAGCTCATTGCTTTCGATTTTATTTATGACCTGCTCAACAATTAAGTCTTGGTCTTTTACTCTCATTTGTGCCATGTTATACCTCCTTGATAGTATAGTTAGCGTTAAAAAATCGGTGGTAGTTTTTTAGTTCCGAAGATAACTACCAACTCCTCCAACAGCAACATAACTATTGGTTTTTATAGTGCCTGTCAACACTTTAAATGATTAGGTGGCAAACCTGATTCTGCCTACTAATAACTCTCACATTGTTTTAGTAGCACAGTAGACTTACTCGGTTGTGATACCTTCCCATCTACACTCCTCCTCAGTCAAGGGTATTAGCCTTGTCCATTCCTAATTAAGTGCTAGTTTTGAAATGGAACTAGCAAACCATATAACCAGAGATGTTTTATGTCGTCTTGTAGTTTCATAAGGATAAAATATGAAAAAAAATCCCTTATGTCTTTCGTTGGAGTCTTACAACTCTGATTAATCTATTAAGCTTTACAAAGATATAGTAAAGAATAATAAAGATTATAGTTTAGTATCTATGAAGTTAAATAGGCTAAGTAGTCTGCCTAGCCTAGCCTAAAACCATTGTGGCATATCTCGTGGTGGTCTGTCAAGCCCCCCATCTTAAACCTTCCATTGGTAATGCATAGACACATTCCCATGGATTATTACCTAATGGATTATACTTTAAATCTTTAGCCCTTAGATTAACTTTAGTTAAACCAGGCATTAAAGTAAATGGTAAACAGGTTGTATGTCTTGGAGATTGTGAGGTATCAGTAATTTCTGATATAAACAAATCATTCTCGCAATCTTGATTATACTTCTTAGCTTTGTTTAAATACTTAGTATAGTTTTTTGATTTAACCTTAACCACGCTTTCAGTTTCTCTAAAACCATGCTCGTTAAAGTTTTTATATGTATATGTTATAATTAACATGTTGTCTCCTATTTTAATTATGCAGCTACTGTCTCTTTCGCTACCTTTTCCTAGCATGGCATATCCCCATAATTCTGTCAAGCACCCCTCGAAAAGCCCACAACCACAAGGCTTTGCGAGGTTTTGCGTAGTGTTTATACTGCCCAGATTTAACTAACTTGTATTAAACACTCTGTATAATGCATTCTCCTGCTCATGTTTTTGTGGCCTAGGTTTAATGAAAAAAAATAAAAAACGCATTCTCGTTTATATAATCTAATTCCAGGAGTTTAACCAAATTGCATTCTCGTTTAATTATTCTTAATCCGGTGGTTTAACTGCAGCCGATTATTTACAAAGCAAATTAAAACATTGGGGTATAAGTGGCGGCCAAAAGGTAAATTTGCAATTTTTTTGCAATGGGTGTATTTTGGGGCAATGAAAAGAAATTAATCTTTTCTGAAATTGTCTTGATATCTAATAAATTGATGGACTTTAAAATATGAAAAAATCTACTAATAAAACAGCTTTCAAAAAAAAGCTACTTAGTAAAGGCGATACTAACCAAATTTATAGAAATATAAATTCTGTTGCGTATCATTTGGCAAATAATACTGTTCAAGCTTCAAGCGAAGCAAAGGCGAGAACAAAAAAGTATTATGAGCTTCAACGAGCAATAAGAACTTTATTTGTTGCTTATGATAGCGATAAAAAAAGAGCTACTTTAATTGCTGATACTTCTAAGCTTGATACATGGTTAAAAGCGAAAAAAATACCATCAACACTTTTAAGCAAAGCTAAAAACAAAGCAAAGCCTAAAAGCAACGCAAAGAGAATATAATCATGATTGATATGGAAAAAACTGTCATGATGAATTTTGATGACATTGATATGTATTTGACTGTTAAACAATCAAGCTTGAATTTTTATGTTGCCCTCGTAAGTGTTTTTACAATGGGTAAGAAAAGCATTGAGAGAGCACAGTCAATTGATAGCGAAGTTTTTAATTGCTATGAACACGCAAGGCGACACGCTCTTAGCATGATTAGAAAACATGGTGCATATGAAAGTGTCGAATTTAAAGGAGGTGCTACACATTAAATAATTAAACATACTTAAAAATTAAAGGGTGCTTTTTAGTGCCCTTTTTTTTGGCCTAATACTTCACCATCTATTAAAAATTACAAGCTCATAGACGAGCTTATATGAGCTTCTAGGGTGTAGTTAACACTCAATCATTCATATGTTGTTTAATGTTTGCTGAGAGAACCTATCAAGAACACTTAAACGCCCATAGGTCAATTAGTTATGCATAGACTGTAAAGCTCTATGAAGTGCTACAAATTAAATTACTAGCTCAACAGCTTTTATTTTTGAATGTTAAGACTTCAAAAACTTTTCAGAACTTCAAAAACTTTTCAGAACTTAATGATTAGATTTTTGAAGCTTGAAAAGTCTATAAAATTTTTACAGTTTAAGATGGCGGCCTATAAAAAACTGTCAAGATTAAAAAGTCTTGATAGGGTGGCAGGAACACCACCCCCGGTCCCCCATATATATACTAAATCTCATACATTTCCAGAGATTTTCAAGTGTTAAGTAGGAGGTTTGGTCGGGTTCGTGGAACTTTAAAGACTATAAAGTACGTGGAAGGAGGTCCTGGTGTTTGTTACTATGCAAACCCTGCGGCACCTAAAGGTATTATATAGAAATATTCTTAATTTGTCAAGACCTTTAAGGAATATATTCGTTTTTTTACAAAAAACTTGACAAAATTCTAAAATACTGTATAATAAAGGTATGCAGAACTTACCCTCAGAACGTAAATTAACAGAAAAACAACAAAGTTTTCTGAATAATCTTATTGAAACTAAGGGTGACTTAAAACTTTCCGCAGAACTTGCAGGATACTCCGGCAATCACTATCAAGTACTCAAGAGTTTAAAAGAAGAAGTAGTAGATTTAGCCCAAAACGTACTTGCAAGGGAAGCACCTAAAGCAGCTTTTAAGTTAGTAGAGGTTATGACAGCAGATAGTTCTATTCCTCAAGCTAATGTTAAACTTCAAGCTGCTCAAACGATTCTAGACCGTGTAGGTTTAGGTAAACAAGACAGAGTAGAAGTAAATCACAACGTAAAAGGTGGTATATTTATTCTACCAGAAAAAGAAACTATTGATTTAAAAGCTGAAGATGGAGATTATGAAGAGGTATCTACATAATTTGATAAATTTTTGTAAAGCATACCCGTTTCAAGCTGCTCTAATGTTTTTATGTGGATGGTATATAGGTATTTTAATTAGATGAAAATATTTTTAACAGAAATGGATGTTCATGGTGTAACTTTTGCAGGTCCAAACATTATAGCTCCTAATTTTGACACAGCAGAACTAGCGGCCTCAAAAAATAACTTAGTTGTTGTTGGTGAACTAGATAGTATCTATGTTGATGAAACTAAAACTAAACATGATAATGTAGTTCATCTAGATGATTATAGGAATTTACACTAATGTTATTAAAAAGAATACAATTTAGAAAGGGTGGTAAAGCTAAGTCAACTGTTAATAAAGCAGGAAACTATACTAAACCTGGAATGCGTAAAAGAATTTTTCAAAGAATTAAAGCAGGTAGTAAAGGTGGTAGACCTGGACAATGGTCTGCACGAAAAGCTCAAATGTTAGCTAAAGCTTATAAAAAAGCAGGTGGAGGATACAAATAATGGCTCAACCTATGGTTCAACAAACTATTAAACATCCAGATAAAAAAGTAATAAAACAACAAAAAGATAAACGTCATAATCAATAATGGTTAAACGTAAAGACCCTAAAGTGGGCACAGGAAAAAAACCCAAAGGTAGTGGGAGGAGATTATATACAGATGAAAATCCAAAAGATACTGTCAGAATTAAATTTGCGACTCCAGCAGATGCAAGAGCAACTGTGGCAAAAGTTAAAAGAATTAAAAAACCTTTTGCAAGAAAGATACAAATTCTCACAGTCCTTGAGCAGAGGGCAAAAGTCGCAGGTAAAACGCAACAAGCCCAAATCGCCAAGAAAGGCAAAGAAGCAATAAGGAAAAAGCATGGCACTCAAAAAAAGTCAAAGAAGTCTTAAACGTTGGACTAAACAAAAATGGCGAACAGCTAGTGGTAAAAAGTCTTCAGAGACTGGTGAGGTCTATGCTCCTGCAGCTACAATTAAAAAATTAAAATCTACTCCTAAAGGTAGACGTAAACTTGCAGCGGCTAATAGAAAAAAAAGAGCAGCTACAAAGAAAGGTAAACAACATGCTCGTCATGGATTACATAAAGGTAAGAAAAGATAATGGCTAAGGAAAAGGATGGAAGACTAAGACGAGCCGGAGTAAGTGGTTATAATAAACCCAAGCGTACTCCTAATCATCCTACTAAGTCTCACATTGTTGTTGCAAAAGAAGGTAACAAAATTAAAACCATTAGGTTTGGACAACAAGGTAAAAAAGTAGGAACTTTAAAAGGTACAGCAGGAAAACCTAAAAAGGGTGAGTCTGCTAGAATGAAAGCTAAACGTAAATCTTTTAAAGCAAGACACGCTAAAAATATTAAACGTGGTAAAATGTCTGCGGCTTGGTGGGCTGACAAAGTTAAGTGGTAAAATGCCATCAGTAGGTTCAGAACAAAAACCCGTTATTATTTCTTCTAAGAATAAAAAGAAGAAACGCATATTAGGTTTGACAGGAAAATTCTATACTAAAGAAGAACAGTCTCAATATGCTGAAGGTTGGGATAGAATTTTTAATAAGAAAAAAAAGTAAACAATGGACATACCTTCGGATTATCTAAAGAAAAAAGGTAAGACTACTCCATTTGGATATGAAGTTAGTGAAATAGAAGGTTACTTTAAACCTATTCCCTCCGAACTAAAAGTTCTCAATAAATATCTTAAATTAATCCAAGAACAAAAATGTTCGTTGCGAGAAGCTTCAACATTAATAGAAGAAGAAACACAAAGAAAAATTAGTCATGTTTCTTTAAAAAATTATTTAGATAAAGGTCCTTCACTTGAAAGTAGACGAAAAAAAACTCTAGATAAGAAAAAGAAAAAATTAGCTCAAGAAAGAAAACAGCTTAGAGAAAAAGAAACTAGACTCAAAACAGAACAAGAAGTTTTAAAAAAAGCAACCGAACAAACTAAATCTAAAGTAGTTACAGAAGATGAACTACAAAGTACAACCCCATCTATTCAAGAGACCTTAAAAAATTCTAAAGTTATCTTTCATGCTAACGAAGGTCCACAAACAGATTTCTTAGCTGCCGGGGAAAAAGACGTACTCTATGGTGGTGCTGCAGGTGGTGGTAAATCATTTGCGATGATTGTTGACCCACTACGATATTGTCATAAGAAAGCTCATCGTGCTTTAATTCTTAGACGTTCTATGCCAGAGTTACGTGAGATGATTGATAAGTCTCGTGAGTTATATCCACAAGCTTTCCCTGGTGCTAAGTTTAGAGAGGTAGAAAAACTTTGGAATTTTCCCAGTGGTGCGAAGGTAGAGTTTGGATTCCTTGAGCGAGATGCAGACGTGTACAGGTATCAAGGACAAGCCTACTCTTGGATTGGGTTTGATGAAATAACTCATTTACCCACAGAGTTTAGTTGGAATTATCTAGCTTCACGACTTCGTACTACTGACCCCTCTATACAAACATACCTTCGTTGTACAGCCAACCCTGGAGGAGTTGGTTCTCATTGGGTTAAAAAAAGATATATAGAACCGGCAGAACACAACACAAGCTTTTTAGGAACAGACGGACTTACAAGAAAGTTTATTCCTGCTAAACTAGCTGATAATCCATACTTAGCAAAAGACGGAGTCTATGAGCAAATGCTTAATTCTTTGCCTCCAATACAACGTAGACAACTACTTGAAGGTAATTGGGACGTAGCTGAAGGTGCAGCCTTTGTTGAATTTAGCCCATCTATTCATGTTATTCCTCCGTTTGAGATACCTTTACCTTGGGAAAGAGTAAAAGGAATTGACTATGGATATGCTTCTGAAAGCTGTTGTTTGTGGGGAACTATAGATATAAACGATGGAACTTTAATAATTTATAGAGAATTATACAAAAAAGGCTTGACAGGTGAAGAATTAGGTAGTATAATAACAGATATGGAACTTGTAGACCCTTTTTCGGTCTCAGGTGTGTTAGATACAGCAGCGTGGGCTAGAACAGGTACTACTGGTCCAACTGTCGGAGAAGCTTTGATACGAGCAGGTCATAAACTTAGACGTGCAGATAAAAATCGAATACAAGGTAAAATTCAAATGCACGAGTTCCTAAAGGTTCGTGAAAATGGTAGGCCAAAGCTACAGATATTTAACACATGTCCTAACTTAATTAGAGAACTGCAAAGTATACCACTTTCTAAAACGAATCCTGAAGATGTAGACACACATGCATCAGACCACGCATATGATGCATTGCGTTACATGATAATGAGCAGACCTAGAATGGATAGCCCATTAGAAAGAATGAGGGGGTTAAAAAGAGAAATACATCAACCTGCTGATTCTACATTTGGATATTAAAGTTTATGGCAGATAGTGACAATACATTTTTAAACGCTAACAACATTTATACTGAAGTTGAAGGTGAAGCTGGAAAAAATCTTGAGCTTGAATTTGAACAACGTAGTAATCTTGTTGGTATTATAAAAGGTCGTTTTACTATTGCTGAAGATGCTAGACGTTCAGATGAATCCCGTTGGCTACGAGCCTATGAAAACTATCGAGGACTTTACAACAAGTCTGTTAAGTTTAGAGACTCAGAGAAGTCTCGTATCTTTGTAAAAATTACTAAAACAAAAGTACTTGCGGCCTTTGGTCAACTTGTCGATGTAATTTTTGGTACAGGTAAGTTTCCGATAGGTATAGCTGAAACTAAGATACCTGAAGGTGAATTAGCATCAGCTCATTTAGATATTCAAACAGCACCTCCAGGAATTGAAACACCAATGGGTGGTGGAGAAATACCAGACGATATAGGTAATAGAGTTGACAATCCTTATGATATTGGTTATGAAGGAGACGGTAGAACTTTAAAACCAGGTACAACTTTTAGTAATGGTTTTATAGAACCTCCTATCGAAAATAAAGTAGAAGAATTACTTGTAGAAGGATTTAGTCCTATGCCTACAGCTTTAGAAGTTTCTCCTGCACAAAAAGCTGCAAGAAGAATGGAAAAGCTTATTCATGACCAAATAGATGAATCTAAAGGTTCATCAGAAATTAGAAGTGCACTTTTAGAAGCTTCTTTACTTGGTACAGGAATTGTTAAAGGACCTTTTAATTTTAATAAGAAACTTCATAAGTGGGATGATAGTGACGGGGAAAGAACTTATAATCCTTTAGAGGTTAGAGTTCCACGTATAGAGTTTGTTAGTTGTTGGGATTTTTATCCTGACCCTGCGGCCACTAGTATTGAAGAATGTGAGTATGTTATTCACAGACACAAGTTAAATAAGTCACAGCTTAGACAACTTCGTAACATGCCTTACTTTGATGAGGATTCAATTAGACTTACAATACAAATGGGTGCTAATTACGAAGAAAAAAGTTTTGAATCTCATTTAAAAGATGATGCTAGAGCAGATGAAGATTATCAAACAAACTTTGAAGTTTTAGAATATTGGGGCATCATGGATGCAGAATATGCACGTGAAGTTGGTATTGAACTTGATGAAGATATTGATGATTTAGATGAAGTTCAAATTAATGCTTGGGTATGTGGTAATACTTTATTAAGAGCAGTAGTTAATCCTTTCACTCCATATAGAATACCATATCATGCTTTCCCATACGAAAGAAATCCTTATAACTTCTTTGGTATTGGTGTAGCAGAAAACATGGATGATTCACAGCAGATTATGAATGGTCATGCAAGAATGGCTGTAGATAATCTAGCAATGGCAGGTTCGTTAGTATTTGATGTTGACGAATCAGCTTTAGTAGGTGGTCAGTCAATGGAAATATATCCCGGTAAAATATTTAGGCGACAAGCAGGTATGCCTGGACAAGCAATACATGGATTAAAGTTTCCTAATACAGCCCCTGAAAATATGATGATGTTTGACAAGTTTAGACAACTTGCAGACGAACAAACAGGTATTCCTAGTTATTCACATGGACAAACAGGTGTACAGAGTATGACAAGAACTGCTTCGGGCATGTCTATGTTATTAGGTGCATCAAGTTTAAATGTTAAAACAGTTGTTAAAAATCTTGACGACTTTTTATTAAGACCTTTAGGAGAAGCTTTCTTTCAATGGAACATGCAGTTCTTTGAAGGCTCACTAGATGTTGATGGTGATTTAGAAGTTAAAGCTACAGGAACAAATAGCTTAATGCAAAAAGAAGTACGAAGTCAAAGACTAACTACATTCTTACAAACTGCACAAAATCCTGCTATTGCTCCTTTTGTTAAAATTTCTAAACTTGTAAGTGAACTTGCCTACAGCTTAGATTTAGACCCTGATGAAATACTCAATGACCCTGAAGAAGCTGCAATGATGGCACAAATAATAGGAATGCAAAATGTTGGACAAACAATTAGCCCTGAAGCTCAAGGCTTTGACGGGCAACCAAATGTTATGGGAGGCCCTCAAGGAGCACCTGAACAACCTCAAGACCTTGGAGTTACAGGCACTGGTGGCGGCAACATCGGAATCGGAAATGTTCCGACTCCAGGGGAAGGTGAGTTCTCTGGTACGATTGGAGCAGCTACCTGAACAAGTTATAGAAGCTATAAATAGAAAAGAGGAACAATGAGCTTACTACAAGACGATAAAGAAAAACTAATTGGTGGTCAAAAAAAACTTGATGCCAATAAAGATGGTAAAATATCTAGTAAAGATTTTGAATTATTAAGAGAAAAAAAACAAGAGGGTGGTCCAATGATGGACAAACCATCTCCACTTCCTGAAGAGCAAGAACAAGATATGCTTCCAAAAGCTGAACCTATGATGGATTCAGACGAAGTAATGGAAGATGAATATCTAGACTTCATACTTGATGAAGCTCTTGATGAAGAGGAAGAAGATTTTTTAATGGAACAATTAGAAGCAAACGAAGAACTATCAATTATATTTGATAAAGTTATTGAAGTTGCTTCAGAGTTTGCTGGGTCGGGTTCAGTTATTGGACCTGGTTCAGGAGTCTCCGACAGTATACCTGCGAGGTTATCTGATGGAGAATTTGTCTTTACTGCAAAAGCTGCAAAAGAAATCGGAGCTGATGAATTGATGCGTATGATGAAAGATGCAGAAATGAGAGCAGATAAAAGACAAGGAATGGCGAATGGTGGTGAAATGGAAGAAGATACCGTTACGGTTGAAGCTACTGACCCTGATGTGCCAACACAAGTAATAAGAGTTGAAAGGCCAAATGTTGGACCTGAAGCATCTATGCAAGAAGAAGAAGACTTGGTTAAACAAAACATTATTACACGTGGCATGTCTGGTAAACCATCACCAGTAAGCTAACTAAAGCGTAGAGCTACCCTAAGATATTAGGCACTCTATTAAATTAACTTTTGAAAGGCTACCTTTACAAGACAAGCCCTATAGTGCACATATAGCTACCTTGTTAAACGAAGCCCTGAGTAGGAGGAGAATATGACTACA